TTCAAGTGGCTTGACGAGGCCGCCCTGGTTCCGGGGTTGATCCCCGACGGCCTTCCCCCGGTCGCCGAGTGGAATTGGACGTGGACGTGGGATGGTCACGAGCACGTCGATCCGACCAAGGAGAGCGAAGCCGAGGCCATGCAGCTTGAGGCCAACACGTCGACGCTCGCCGAGATTTGTGCCAAGCGCGGCAAGAACTGGCAGCAGGTTTTGCGGCAGCGGGCGACTGAAAGGCAGATGGCATTAGAGCTTGGGCTGCCGGAAATGCAGCCCGCGCAGAAACCGGTCGCCCAGGAGTCGAACGCATGAACGCGATGAACTTCTCTGCCGACTTCCGCCTCAAGGCCGCCGATGGTGATGCCCCGGCGAACCCGACGTTTGAGATCACGGCATACACCGGCCGGGCGATTCGGCAGTCGTGGTCGCGGAACCCGCTCGTTGTCGACCTGGCCGGCATGGACACGACGCGGCAGGCAATCCCGATCCTGTGGGGCCACGAAGCCAGCCTGGATTCGCTGCTTGGGCAGTCGACGGTGGTGGCCAACGACGGCGAGCAAATCACGCTGGCCGGCGAGCTGATTGGCGAGGGGCCTCTGGCTGATCGCGTCATCAGCCTGGCCCGCAAGGGACTGCGTTTGCAGGCCTCTATCGGGGCCGACACCGGGCGGATCGAAAACGTCGCCCCTGGCGAGGTCGTCAACGTCAACGGCCGGGATTTCACCGGCCCGATTTCGGTCGTGCGGGCAAGCTCGCTCCGCGAGGTTTCGATCGTTCTGTTCGGTGCGGACGCCGCTACGTCCGCCGCTATCGCCGCGGAGGCGAATGGGGATCTTTCCATGGCGGATCACGCCAACGAAACGCCCGTCGAGGCCGCCGCGCCGCAGACGGAAGCCCCGGCGATCGTCGCCGTGGACTCCCAGGTCGAGACCGTCAAGGAGATTTCCGTGGAGGAAGTCAAGGCGAAGGTGCTCGAGGACGTGAAGGCGACGCTGCTCACCGAGCTGCGTGCCAGCCGTCCCGCCGCACCGGCGGTGCATGTTGTCGAGAAGGTCGACGGCCAGGCGGTCGTCGAGGCGAGCCTGTGCCTCGCCGGTGGCCTTCCCGATGTGGAGAAGCGGTTCGACGCTCGCGTCCTCGAGGCCGCGAACAAGAATCGTTCGGTGTCGCTGGGTGAGACGCTGCTGCAGGCCGCTCGTGCCAACGGGTACGACGGCGGCACCAATCGGATCACCCACGGCAACCTGCGGACGATCATGGCGACCGCCTTCGCGACGCACGCGATCAGCAACGTCCTTGCCGCGACCTACGGCAAGTTCCTGCTGGCCGGGTTCAACGCCGTCGAGTCGGTGTGGGACCGCATCGCGAGCGTTCGCAGCGTGTCGGATTTCAAGACCATCACGGGCATCCGCCTCAACGGTGGTTTTGAGTTCGAGGAAGTCGGCAACGGCGGCGAGCTGAAGTCGGCTGACGCGAGCGACGAGACTCGCACGATCAAGGCCAAGACCTACGGCCGGCTCACGAGCGTGACCCGCCAGGACATCATCAACGATGACCTGGGTGCGCTCTCGGCCATCCCGTCGCGTCTCGGTCGCGGGGCCGCGATCAAGCTCAATAAGGTGTTCTGGGCGGAGTTCGAGTCGAGCAACTCGAGCTACTACGCAAAGGAAACGGCCGGTTCCGGCAACGCCCTGGCGCTTGCGGGCCTCAAGACCGCGGTATCGAGCTACCGGAAGCTCAAGGATCCAGACGGCAACCCGCTGGGAATTGCCCCGGCCCTGCTCCTGGTTCCGCCGGAACTGGAGATCGCCGCCGCCGAGCTGATGGGCTCCGCCCTGATCCACGGCAACAGCGGATCCACCCCCAGCACGAACGTGCTGGCCGGTCGCTACCAGGTGGTCAGCTCGTCCTACCTCACCAGCGCGTCGACGTGGTGGCTGTGTGCCAACCCAGGCGACCTGCCGGCGATGGAGGTGGCGTTCCTCAACGGTCAGCGTCAGCCGACCGTCGAGCAGGCGGAGGCCGATTTCAGCACCCTCGGCATCCAGATGCGAGGGTACTTCGACTTCGGCGTCGCCAAGGCGGAGAAGAACGCGGCCTACCGCATGGCCACCGCCTGACCTGTCGTGAGCATCGTTCCCGGCGGGCCGGGCTAATCCGGCCCGCCGGGGTTTCCAATTTTCCAGTTTCCAGATTCTAGAAAGAAGGTTTGAAACATGGCGACTCGTGCCGAAGGTGAGAAGATCGACTACACGCCGACGACCGGCGTGGCGGCCGGCGAGGCGGTGGTGGTGGGCTCGATGGTGGGCGTCGCTTCGCGGCCGATCGCGGCCAACGAGCTGGGCATGCTCAACGTCGAGGGTGTGTTCTCCATCGAGAAGCCGACCGGGAGCGGTACGGCCATCGCGCAGGGCGCGAAGGTCTACCTCTACAACTCCCAGGCGGTGACTGGTGCCACGGGCACCGTGATGGGGTTCGCGGCCAAGGCTGCGGCGACGACCGACAACACGGTCGACGTGCTGCTTGTCCCCGGTGCCTGACGCCGACGTGGGCCGCGCGGCCGGGTAGCCCAAGCCCGCCGCGCGGCCCCATGGCGGAGAAACCATGCAAGACCTTATCGCAAAGGGCGCGGCCTGGTTCGACCAGCAACGGAAGGAGCATTTGTCCGTGCTGGTCGATTACAAGCCGGCACAAGCGATGTTCACGAAAACCGTGCATGCCACGGTTGGTATGACCAGGTGGGATTCGATCGACGCTGCAGGGAACACAGTGCGGTTTGAGACGCGGGATTTTTTCGTTAGTAACGACGAACTGCGCGACAACCCGAAGCGAGGAGACAAGGTTTTCGAGACCGATGCGTCCGGCACGCGGCGGACCTACGAAGTGATGATTCCGGGCGGCGCGAATAACCCGTGGGTATGGGCTGACCGCGGCCAAAGAATCCGGCGGATATTCACGCAGTTGGTGGGGAGCGACTGATGCCGTTTTTCTCAATCAGCACCGCCACCAGCGGCAACGCGACCCAGCTGCAAGGGCAGCCGATCGCGGCCACCGCCCCGGCCACCGGGACGGTCCTCACCTACTCGGGATCCGCCTGGGTGGGGAGCCAGGGAGTTACGGGCCCCACGGGGCCCCACGGGGCGGACGGGCCGAAGATATACAACGGCTCCGGTGCACCGTCCAACGCCATCGGCGTGAGTGGCGATTTCTACCTGGACACTGCCAACAGCTACCTCTACGGACCGAAAACATCTGGCTCCTGGCCGGCGGGTATTTCGATCCAGGGTGGCCCGACTGGACCGACGGGCGTGATCGGAGCCACCGGCGTCACTGGACCGACGGGACCGCAGTCTGTCGTCACCGGCCCGACTGGCCGCACGGGCCCGGCAGGGGCCACCGGACCCCAGTCTGTCGTCACCGGCCCGACTGGGGCCACCGGTCCACGCGGGAATACTGGTCCGGCCAGCACGGTGACTGGCCCGACGGGCGTTTCGGACGTCCCTGGCCCCACCGGGCCGCAGGGACCGACCGGGCCTTCTGGCGGGCCGACCGGCGTCACTGGGCCAACTGGGCCTGCGTTCAGAAGCGACGTCAACGTCGAGACGCTTTCTTCCACGCTTGTGCTGACCAGCAGCAGCGAGCGTTACCAGTTCCTGTCCTGCGACGGAGACCACCGAACAGTTGAGCTTCCGACCGGCATGTCGGCCGGCCTCGACTTCGTCATCGCCGAGACAGAGCTGGCAGGATACGACCTGACGGTCGCCCTACCAGACTCCACAGTCGTGACGACACTCGGCTCGGTGCAATCAACCTCAAAAGCGATTGTCGTGTTCGACGGGGCCGACTGGCGGGTACTCCCCTTCCTGTCATAACCAATGCCATTTTTCAGCATCTCAACGCCGTCCTCTGGCAACGCCACGCAACTGCAGGGCCGTGCCATTTCGTCGACCGCCCCCGCCAACGGGGCCGGACTGTTCTGGAACGGCACGGCCTGGACGCCAGGCAACGGCACGACCGGGCCGACCGGTGCCCCAGGCGTCGACGGTGCGAAGTTCTATTCCGGCTCGAGCGGGCCGACTGGCTCTTTCGGCAATAGCGGCGACTTCTGGCTCGACGTCAACTCGGGGGTTCTCTACGGTCCAAAGGCGTCAGGCTCGTGGGGCCCTGGCATCCAGCTCCAAAGCGGCCCGCAGGGTCCGACCGGCGCGCAATCGACGACGCCAGGCCCGACCGGACCAACTGGGGCAGCCAGCACGGTGGCCGGCCCGACCGGATCCGTTGGGCAGACCGGCCCTTCTGGCCCGACGGGCGCGACAGGCACCCGCGGGGCGACGCTCCTGGCCGGCTCTGGTGCCCCGCTGTCAGCCTACGGCCAGGACGGCGACTGGTATATCGACACGGCCGGCACGGATTTCTATGGCCCCAAAAGCGGCGGCGTGTGGGGTGCCCCCACCATCGACTTGCTGGCCGTCACTGGCCCGACTGGCCCAACTGGCGCGGCAAGCACGGTCACTGGCCCGACCGGCTCTGTCGGTGCCGCCAGCACCGTCACTGGCCCGACCGGGCCGACCGGGAGCACTGGCCCGACCGGCCTGACGGGGCCGACGGGCGTGCTGCCCGTGAACACTGAATCAGCCCTCAATCTGTACCTCTGGAGCACCTTTCGCTAATGGCTACCTCACCTGCATTTGCCACGACGCCACGCATTGGATCGGTCGCCCTTTCGGGCTCGGCCGACACGTCCTACACCTCGCCGACGAACGTCGTGACCGTCATGACCGGCGTTGCCGCCGGTACCAGAATCGCGGAGGTCGTCGTGCAAATGACGGCCACCGTTTCGTCAGCGACCATGGTCCGCCTCTGGCTGCACGACGGATCGACCTACTACCTGTTCGACGAGGTCGCGATCGCTGCCGCCACGGGGTCGCAGTCAGTCAAGCAAACGCGAGTCGCTACGACCTACTCGAACCTCATTCTGCCGTCGTCGTCTTGGTCGCTGCGGGCGACCGTGCATACGGTCAACGCCGGCACCGTCACGGCCCTGGGCGCAGACTTGTGAACGCAGGCATCGTCGCGCATGTGCGGTCGCCGGTTCCGACCCCTTACGGATTGGCCGGGGCCACAACCCCCGTTCCGATGCCTGGCATACCGCTGCACCCGGAGGCCCTGGATTGGCTTTCGCGAGTCCGTGCAAACGGAGGCGACGCCAGTCTCGCCGTAGTGTCGGCGGTAAGCACTTTCTGTGACCGAATTGACGCCTGCGGTTTGCGGTCCCTGCTGTGGAGAGTGAATCCCATGTGCGGTGGTTCAATCTTGGCGGCCCTCGTGCCGCTGTACCGGTCGACAACTCCGTTCGGCACCGTCACGGGAAACGCAGCCGATACAAACGACAACTTTCTCTCGAGCGACTACGTTCCACAATCAGGACTGCTTGGCAACGGATCAAACAAACGATTGCTAACAGGCGTGCCACTAAACTTTAGCACCAGCAGGCACCTTGGTGCTTATGTCTTCTCTCTTAGCACGATCGCGTTTCGTTCTTATGTTGCAGCCGCCGGGTCCGTAGCGCACGACGGAACCCTGTCGCTTCAATGCGATAGTCCGACAACCACATACAGAATGGAGAACCTTCGCACCACGGCAGACGGACAGGGAGCCGGCGGCGGCACTAGCGGCATACACACCAACGGCGATTTTGTGCTGGGCAGTTCGCCAGGATCAAACGTGAACGGAACTTCGGCGATCTATAGGAACGGCACGTTCAACGGTATTGCCGGGGTAGGAAACCAACCGGGACTGGTGAGTACCGGATTGGCGATATTTGCTTTGCAGCTATCGACCGGATCATTTACGCAGCACACTAATGCTCGCATCGGCGGATATTCCATAGGTGGCCACCTAAATGCCCAGCAGGCTGGCACCTATGCGGCGATCTGGGATTCCCTTATGCGCTCCCTGGCACGCAAATGAAGCTCCGCGACTTCCCGATGCCGCCACCGCTCGAGGACGCCAGGGGCTACGCCTTAGTGTTCTCGTCCGCCCTGGCTGCACGCCTGGCGGACGTGCATCGTCAGTACGGCACGCCAAACTGTGTGCCAGCCCCAACTCGCATGGTCGACGGCCGCTGGATGCTCTGCGCCGACATTCTGACCGAGATCGGCCCGGATGGGCTCCTGGCGGCCATGTGGGAGGCAGCCGACCAGGACGTGCTCCTCGACAACGTCGACGTGATCCCGTTGGACGAAGCCCTCGCCCTCATGCCAGAAGACCCGCATTAGCCGCGGGAAAACCTGGGTTGCCGCCTGCGCAGGATGGTGTACGAATGTACCCATGCTCATAAAGCACCTACAGTCTGTCGCGGCCCATGCCTGGCACTGCGGCGAGCTGGATGCGGGCCGGCGGGCGTGCGAACGGCTCTTGAGCCAGCAGCTCCCTGCTGGAATGGAATCGCTCGTGAGACGCAACCGCACCTGGTACACGCACCGCCTCGACGAGCTGGTGAGCACGCGATTTGTCCGGCTGTCGCCCGAGACGCGCCCTGGCTGGTCGTTGTTCAATCCGTCCGTGATTAGCGTGCCAGGCGGATGGACGGTGAACGTGCGGTCTAGCAACTACCGCATCGTCGGCGGCAGGTACGAGATACCGCCGGAAGATGGAGACGTCATCCGTACCGACAACCTTCTTGCATCGCTCGCAGACGACTACCGCCAGGTTTCGTGCCAGCTATTGGTGCATGAATACCCAAGGACTGGATTTCCGGTGGACGGGCTCGAGGACGTTCGTCTCAACGTCGTCGACGGTTCCATACTGCTGTCGGCAACGGTTCGCAACTTCGAGCCATTGGACGGCACCTGCCGAATCGCCACGTCAGGCGAGCGTGGCGTCGTGACGTGCCTGCCAACGCCGCCGGGAAAGCACGAAAAAAACTGGATGCCGATTCTTGGTCGCAGGCAGTGGCTATACGCCTGCTCGAATAACGGCCTGGTGTCGACGGTGCGGGAGGATGCCGGTGACTGGCTCGTCGAGACGCACTCCCATGCCCCGCACGTCGCATCCGGCTTCCGTGGCGGATCGCAGCTCGTGCCGATGGACAACGGGCGATGGCTGGCGGTCGTCCACGAGGTCGCCGAGGACGATGGAAGGCGGATCTACGAGCATCGGTTCGTGATGTTCAACGAGTTCGCCGGATGGGAAGTCGCAGGTATTTCGATGCCGTTCGCGTTTCTTGAGACGCGTAGCATCGAGTTTGCCGCCGGCCTGGCGAGGAAGGGCGATCGCCTGGTCGCATCGTTCGGGGTCCGCGACGCCGAGGCCTGGCTAGTGGAAATGACGGTGCCCGAGGTCGTCAACCTGCTGGTGAAACCATGACGATCTCGGCTGGAACCTACGATCGAGTCAAGGAACTGCTGGAATCCAACTGGCGGGAAAACGACTGGTTTTTCTGCGATTCCAAGGTGGTGGCTCACTACGCGATGAAGGCCGCGATATGCGAGCGGTATAAGCCGCGCCGCGTGCTGGAGATTGGCACCCGCTGCGGCTATTCGCTCCTGGTGTTCGCCGCCGTGGCCCCGCGGGCATCTTTCCTCTGCATCGACGGCTGCATGGACGAGGATTCCCTGGACTGCCTCGCGCACGCGAAATCCCTTATCAACCGGCATCAGATTGAGGCCGACCTGGTGGTCGTCGATTCGCACGCGATCAAAAGCCTTCCGCCAGCGTGCTTCGCCCACGTCGACGGCGATCACAGTTTCGCCGGGGCCCTGGCTGACCTGCGGCTCGTGGCACACTGCCGGGCCATCCTGGCCGACGATTGCTGCAACCAGGAAGTTGCCAGGGCCGTGGAAGTGTTTGCCAGGGAGGCGAACCGCAACGTCGAGTTCATCAACGATGGGCTACGCCGGGTGGCGATCCTCACATGAAAATCGGCATCTACGCCCTGGCGAAGAACGAGTCGGCGAACGTGCCGGCTTGGGAGTCGTCCTGCCGCGAGGCGGACGTGCGGGTCGTCACCGATACCGGCTCGACTGACGAGACGGTCCAGCTGCTGGCCGCCGCCGGCGTGGCGGTGGCTCATGGTGCTCCGGTGCCGTGGCGATGGGACGACGCCCACAACC